AAACTTCATCCATTGTCTCTAGTGACAGAGTTTCAGAGATAAAGTCAAGTTGGTTGACAGCTTTTGTTTTTAAGATGGTTAAGTTGAAACTATTAGAAAGGATAGTAGCTACTTTATTTTCAAAATATTCGGAATAGTTCATCAAGTTCTCCTTTTCTTCTTTATAGCAAAGAGGTGGCAAATGCTAAAAACAAGTACTATCGGCTTACCTTACTTCGTCGAAGCCGACAACAAAGAGCACAGTTTAGACGACATCTACTCACAATTCTATAAGTCTGGACCAGAGATAAAAACTTTAATCGTTAATAATGTAACTAAAGAAGACATGCAGCCTATAGGTAAGAAACTAGGTAATAGGATCTTTCTAAGTAAAATTTACAATGGTATTAACCCTTGTTATAGCTATCTAAGTAATCAAGTAAAAAGACGCTTACCACTTGCAATCAGAACTATTGAAATAAAAGAGATTTTACTTGTAAGTCACTGCTATACTAGCTATGACTGGTATCCTAGAAAAGGAGTGTCTTTAGCCCAATTTAAGAAAGAAGTTTATAACAAAGACTATCGTTATGTAGGGTTAGGTATCAGAGGAGGGGTTAACTTCTTTCATAATAACTTACGTGAACTAGGCTTTACACCAGTAGTAGATAGCCCACTACTAGGTATCTTTAGTTCACTACGATTCACTCTTTATGCAAAGGAAGAACTATGAACTATGTTCCCGGTAGACTTTACTATTACCGCAATAACTCAGTGAGGCTAAATGCTCTTTGGTTTGAAGAAGACAAAGGTTTTGCTGCAATAAGTTACTTGCCCTCTGTAGGTTTTCGTAAGGCAGATGTAGTTGATTTAACTAGTTTAGTAGACAAAAAAACTACTACTAAGAGAGTAAATCTTTGTGTTGAATTGAAAAAAGACAATACACTTGAAGTTACCTTTCGAAATATTCAGCTAGAGTCAGTAGAAAACTTCTATCAAACCAGTTTCAATATCGAGGTACCTAATGAAGTATAAGTACAAACTTGAACAAGTAGTGTATCCTGTTGGAGCTAAACGTATTTTTAGTACAGGCACTACAAAGCACTCTCAAAAGTGGGTTGGAAGAATTATTGGTCGTTACAAAAAAGAAGAGCAAAACTACTACGTTGTATCTTCTGACTCTCATTTACACTTTGTTAGAGAAGAAAAACTTACAACTAAAAAAGAACAAGTACTTGGCTATGTTCTTGTAACTGACATTGGAGTGTCTGTTGTATACCAAGAAAGGCCAGAAGTAATACCACAAGGCTCAGTGTTAGTAGCTCTATCAGGAATACCACATGACTAACTTATTCTTTGTCTATGGAACCTTAAAAAAAGGTTATGGTAACAACAGTTTACTTGGCAAGTCTTCTTACCTTGGTAAAGGGTTAACCTCAAGTAGGTATACTGTGTATCATAGCGGTTTCCCTTTAGCTAAGTACAACGAAGAAGGTAACCCTTTACTTGGAGAGGTTTACAGGGTAGAGGAACAAGAGGTTGTAAGACGGCTAGACCAGCTAGAAGGTAATGGAAGTTTCTATACTAGAGTTGTAAGACCTGTAACAATACTAGATTTCTTTGAAGAGGAGGTAAGTGCTTGGATCTATGAAATCAAAAGAGGCTCCGACTATGGTGCTTCTTACTGTAAGATTAACCCCGAGTTCAATGCTTATGAGTGGAAACGATGAATATTTTTGCTAGCAATCCCGACCCTAGGATTTCAGCTGTCTGGTTAGATGACCTTCGAGCTAACAAAATGATTCTTGAGTCTTGTCAAATGTTGTCTACAGCTGTACACCAAGTAGACCCTAATCATACTCTCAAACTTTACAAGAGCTTTAACCCTAATCACCCTTGCTGTTTATGGGTCAAAGAGTCTAAGCAAAACTTTTATTGGTTGCTGCTGCATACTAAGGCTTTGTTAGCTAGATCTAAAGTTAACCACAAGTCTAATCTTACTTACGAAACCTGTTTTGACTGGTTTAAGTTGTGTCACTACAAACTAGAAGACAATCCACAGCTTATCTTTAAAAACTGTGCGGCTAACGACGGAGCAGGTATTAACTACAAGAATGTAAAAGACGTACATCTAGCCTATCGTCTATATCTTAACCACCGTTGGAAAGAAGATAAAAAACCTCCTACTTGGACTACTGGGGTTAAACCAGACTGGTGTGATTTAAACTAAAAAAAAAAAAGGATAAACCTTGGATCTTATAGCTGCTGTTTTACTTCTTTGCTTAATTTCTTTTACAGCAAATAAACGTAAACGCTAAACAAGATCCAATAAAGATTACTAAAAATGGGCACTAAGTGAATCCCCTAGAAAAGGTAATATTGGAATGAAAAAGAAACTACAGGAAGCTACTTTCTCTAAGCTAGTAGCAGACATCGACGCTAAGTGGGGTCATACCTATGAAGACCCTGTATTCGAAGAAGAAGAAGTTGCAGTAGTTGGTTGGAAGCCAAACTTTCTAGTTATCGACGAACTATCTCTGAAAAAAGAATAAGAACAATAAAGAGAGGAATTAAACTCTTGTCAGAAAACTCTATTTTAAAATCACTCATTAATGACTTTGATTTTCGAAAAGCTACTTTAAGGGCTGACAGAAACCAGTATACTCACTTTCTTAAGACTGAAGAGGCAAAGAGGATTATTTTATTCTCTTTTGCTCACATTATTAAGGGAGTAGAAAGGAAAGCTACACTAGTAGATCTTTCTGTGACGCTAGGACGTCGAGTCAGACAAAAGTTGAGACTAGCTAGAAATAGTATCGCAGCTTGTCATGTTGGTTTCTTTGTCTTAGCTTCTTTCTTTGAAGTAGGACTACTCGACTACCAGCTACTGAAAACAGATAAGAAAGGAAGGAGGTCTAAGTACTTAACTTATACTGTTAGTGTTAAAGATCGTAAGGCTTTATTTGAGTTGTGGGACGAATTAAATACCGAAGAAGGTATTGACTTATTTCCTATGAACACTCCACCAGAGCCTTGGGCAACTCCTATGCATCCTCTCGGCTACTCTATTATTAAGAAGAGTAGTCCAGAGATCACTGGAAGAATCAATGCAGGAGAGCATCAGATGTTGTTTGATGTTCTAAACAAGCTAGGGTCTACTCCTTGGATGATTAACCAGCCTATGCTAGAAGTTATTGAGTACTACATGGAAGCTCCTGAAGAAGGTAACCCATTGAAATATAAACAAGAAAAAGACTTTGAAAAGAAAGAAAGCCTTTTTATTGAAATCAGCTCAATTCAAAGGCTGGCTAAAAAGAACTTAGATAAGGTGTTCTATCACCTTTACAATTTCGATTTCCGTTAATTTTCGGCGGAAGTAAAATCCTGTGAATTCGGTGAACATCCAAAGTGACAATACCGAGCCAAGCCCAGAATTGGGAAGGTGTAGAGACTAATTGTACAACCAAGCGGTTGGAAGCTCAGGAACTCGTAAGAGTATAATATAGTCCGATCTCAATAGTAATATGGAGCAGTTATGCAAGAAGAATGGAAAGACATTACTAAATTCGAAGGTTGTTACCAAGTTAGCAACTTAGGAAATATCAAACGACTTGATACTGAAATTCCTTTCAAAGGAGCACTTAGTATTAGAAAAGGTCGTTTAATGAAGCTTACTAGAAATAGTAAGGGCTATTTAACAATTGTTTTGTGTTGGAAAAGCAAAAGAAAAACCTATTCAGTTCATAGGTTAGTTGCAAACTCTTTTATTCCGTTGATTGCTGGTAAAGATCAAGTAAACCATATTGATGGTAACACAGAAAATAACTGTGTAGATAATCTAGAATGGTGTACTCCTAGAGAAAATCAGCTTCATGCTCTTAATCTCGGATTAAAAAATCACGGAGAAAAAGCTACAATTTCTAAACTTACTGAAAAAGAAGTGTTGCTTATTAAACAACTTCTATCTAAACCTCGTGAAATTAAAAACACAAAGCTATATAAGTTAATTGCTAAAGACTTTAACGTAACTTATCATACAATAAAATGGATTGATAAAGGGCGAACTTGGTTTCGTTTAAAATTGCATAACGGTCAAGAAGTAGCGAAACTTGACGAACAACTTGGGAAGAATTTACCCTAATACTGCTTTTTTGCATGAACAGAGTAGTGACAATGCTAAGTCTCTACTTCTCTTTGCTAGAGGAACTCCGATTGGCGAAGAAGGTTTGTACTGGATGCTTGTTCATGGTTCAAATACTTGGGGCAATGACAAGTGTGAGTTAGACGACCGAGTAGAGTTTTGTTTGCAAAACTATGACTTGTTTCTTAGCTATGCAGCCGACCCTATACAAAACACAGGTTGGATGAAAGCAGATAAACCCTTTAGCTTCCTTGCTTTCTGCATGGAACTGAAGTTGCTACAATACTGGTGTGAAGCAGGTAATGAACAAAATCTATTTGTTTCACAGCTACCCTTGTTTATTGACGGTTCGAATAACGGTTCTCAACACCTAACTGCAATGTCTAAAGATGAGGAGTTAGCTCCTTATGTAAACCTAGTACCTAGTAAAGTTCCCGGTGATCTCTATGCTCTAGTTGCCGAGAAAGTATGGAAACGTCTTGAGTTGCTCGAGATGGGAGTGCCTAGCGCTGTTTACGACCAGTTAGACTATGTGTTAGAAGAAGCAGAGCGACTTCAAAAAGAGTATGAGGCTGCTCCGGCTGGTTCTGAGCGTAAAGCTCTTGCTTACACTGCAGTACAGACTTGGAGAAATAATAACCGCAAACTAAGAGAAGCTCTTTATCCTGTTTATTGGAATAGGATTAAAGACTTAAAGGTAAGACGAAAGATTACTAAACGACCAACGATGACAAGTGCGTTAAAATAGGCGCACTATAAACTGCTCTAATTCGGTGAACACCCAGAACGGGCAATACCGAGCCAAGCCGTATCTCACACTACGGAAGGTGTAACGACTATTATGTAGGGCCAAGCGGCTCGAAACGGGCAGAATGAGTAAAATCATTAAGAGATAGTCTGGTCTGCATAGGGATATGCAGCTGTGTTTGATTGAGGAGAATAAAATGTGGAAACAAATCAGGTATTATAATTATGAAGTAAATGAAGAAGGACAAGTTAGATCTACCAAAACAGGTAAGCTATTGAAACCTCAAAATTCTTGGAATGGGTATAGACGAGTTACACTATGGGTAGGCTATAATAGAAAAGGGTTTATGGTACATAGGTTAGTTGCAGAAACATTTTTACCAAATGTAGAAAAGCTATCTGAAGTAAATCATAAAAATTTTGACAAAACTGATAACTCACTGTATAACTTAGAATGGTGTTCTAAACAACAAAACATGGAGCATGCTAAGCAAGGTAATGTTTTAGTCAGTTTTAAAGGAGAAGCAAACGTAACTAGCAAATTAACAGAAGAAAAAGTTAAAACAATACGAACAATATCAAATAGAAAACTAAAAGATATTGCTGAAGAATTTGGTGTTAGTGTGAGAACAATCCTCCGAATTCGACAGAGAGAAAGCTGGAAACATATATAATCAAACACGGGTAGAGAGTAGCGTACTCTACTGAACATAACGATGGCGCTGTGCCTTATGGTATGGGTCAACAAGTGTGGGATGACACCCGCACTATTAACGAGTATCTAGGTCGTCAAGAAAAGCTCTGGGCCTCTATGTTGGGTCGAGAATTACACGCTGCTTGTTACGAAGACTTAAAAGGACCCGGTGGGTTGCTTAAGTTATTCGAACAAGTTGCAGACCAGTATAACGACAAACATGAGTACATGGCTTGGAACTCTCCAATAACAAACTTCCCTGTTGTACAAAACTATCGTCAACCTATAAGTAACCGTACTTGGCTGTCTTATGGCGACGCTCGTTTTCATGTTGTAGTTGAAAACTGGGAGGAAGCAACTCTTGATAAAGACTCCCAGAAGTTAGGTGCTTCACCTAATATTGTTCATAGTCTTGACGGTGTTCATATGTCTATGGTAGTACACGCTGCAGACTATGACGTAGCAGCTATCCATGACTCTTGGGGTTGTACTGCTGGGTCAATGAGTAAACTGTTTGTTCTTGTTCGTGAAAAGTTTGTTGAGTTGTACAAGCAAGATCCACTGAAACATGTGTTAACCCAACTGGGTTGCCAGTCTATGATGCCTAAACGTGGGAACCTTGATATCACTAAGGTTCTTGAGTCTGATTTTTGTTTCTGTTAAACCACCTCTTAGCATTAAAGCAGAAGGCTGAAAACCCTCTGTTTGTCTAAAAATTGTATGAAAAAAAAAAAAGGAATGTCTAATGGCTATTATCAATAACGTCGAAATTCATTGGGTTAAGTGCGATCCTTCAAAGCCTGAGCGTTATCAGGGCAAAGGTCCCGCTAAGTTCTCAATTCAACTTCGTGTTAAAGACAAGAAAGTAAAAGAGAGTCTTGAAAAAGAACATGGCTTTAAGTTCTCTCCAATGGAAGTAGACGACAAAGTAGTTTACAAAACTAGTATTTCTCGCTATGCCTACAGCTCAGGTACTGATGGTAACGAAGATCTAACAAAACCAAATAAACCTGTAAATGTTATTTTAGCAGATGGAACCCCGCTAGACCCAAATACTGTTGGTAATGGTTCTATCGCTAACGTAAGTTTCTATGTTAAAGACGACAAGTCTAGCCGTACGCTAAAGGGTATTCAAGTTACAAGGTTGCTTAAGTACGAAGCTCGTGCTGAAGATGAGTTTGAACTAAGTGATAACTTTGAAGTAGTAGAGCCAAACAACGCTGCTAATGAAAATGATCCTTACTAAGGAGAACTAAATGACTGTCTACCTTTGCGGACCAATGGAAGGTATCAGTACTGAAGAAGCAACAAAGTGGCGGGAAACTGCCACTGACTTCTTTGCAGTACACTCTATTGGAGTTAAAGATCCAACTAGGCGTAAGAAGTTCCATGATGAAGTCTTCTCAACTAACCTAGCTAACCGTATTGTTCAGTTAGACATGAATGACATTGCAGTCTCTAGTACGCTACTAGTGAACTTAAAAGAAAGAGGTGCAGGTAAGGCTTGGGGGTCGGTAATGGAGTTAGCTCTTGCTTCTCAGCAAGGAAAACCTATTATTACTGTTATTGAAGAAGGTTTCCATCATCCCTTCATCGAAGCGTTATCAACCGAGGTATACCATAGTTTAGATGAAGCTTTAGAAGCAACCTTAGCTTATTACAGGTAGTAAATGACATTAAAACGAAGTTCTGCAAAATGGGAATTTAGTATTCATCTAGACTACAACAAAGGACCTAATCGTATTACTTTCGACCCTTCTAGTGCTGAAAGATTTTTTAAGAAAGTACTTAAGAGTAATCCTAGTTTAGATACAATGACTGTTAAAGTTAAACATCTCTCTTCTAATTTAGTTTGGGAAACAGATGATCCCGGTGAGTTAAACGAGTTTATACATACCGTAGTAGACAGAGTTGGAGTAAGAAAATGAGTGATGCCATTAACCCTAAACACTATCAAGGTGTGCTAGTCATTCCTGCAAATCGTGTTAAAGAGTTAACTTTACCTGACGGTTCTGTCAGTTTACAGTACATTGAAGTAATGGAGTTTATGATGACTCCTGAAGAATTTAAAGGACACTTAAAAGGACAAGCTTGGAAGTACTTACTACGTTTAGGTGGTAAGGACGATGAAGTACAAGAGCTAGGCAAAGCTGGCTGGTATGTTAACTATCTACGTAATTTCTTTGCTAGGAAGAAAAAATGAGTTTAGTACGAACAGTAAATAATCTTTGTGAAGCAAGACTTAACGAATTAGACTTAACTCCAAAACAGTATAATGAAAATATTCTTTGTAATAGCTTCATCGCTGGTGGTGCTATTCTTTCTGTAACTAAGGAAGAAAAAATCAAAGACTATGACTTGTTTGTAACTACTGCTGCCTCTGCCAGAAGTCTAGTAAACACATTCTTGAGACGAATTCAAGGAGGTGATACACTACAGTTGATAACTGAAGTAGATGAAGTTAATCCAAAGATTAGCAAAGGGGTACTTTCTTTCACGCAACCTGATAGGATGACTCTACCTATTGAAGACATTATTGACAACTTCAATCAGCTTTGTAAAAAACAAAAAAGCAAAGGTAAGTTACAACCTGTATACCTTTCTAAGAATGCTATCACTCTTTCTAATGGCGTTCAAGTAATCTTTAGGTTCATTGGTGAACCAGAAGACGTGTTCTCTACTTTTGACTATGAACATTGTAAAGTTTATTGGAGACCTAAGCCACAAGGGTTATTACTTGGTAGCCTAGTCTACACTGGTCGTAGCCAAGAGTCTATTGCTAAAAATGAGTTAATCTACACAGGAAACACTCGTTTCGTCTTGTCGGCTATTAGTCGATTGAATAAGTTTATTAAACGAGGTTGGGGTATTAGTCCTTCCTCGTTACTCTCTTTAGCTGTTACAGCTTCTAAGATTGACTGGTCTAACCGAAAAGTTCTAGAAGAAGAACTTCTTGGTATTTATGGTATTGAAAATAAAACGTTACAATTGATTCTAGACATGTGTTCTACTGAGAACAAAATGGATTTAGATAAAGTTGTGCAAGTACTCGGAGAAGTATAAAAATGTTAGAAAAGTTTGTCGTTATTCGTGAACGAGATAACTATAATGGTGGTACAGGTTATAGTGGTCCTTTCCTACGTCAGCTAGGTTTTCCTGAGGGTCCTTATATCCAAGGTACGGCTAAAATTCTGGTAAACCAACTGCGCTCTATTAGCTCAGAGAAGTTTAAGATTGTAGGTTACATTGCAGCCTAAGTCTATAGTGTTTGACCTCGAGACAGACGGTCTCTTACATGAGGCAACTACTATTTGGATTTTTGTAGCAGAAGATCTTAACACAGGTGAACAGACCGTTTTTTCGGATGAAGACAAGACTGCTAGACCTTTAAAAGAACTTCCTGCTTTCCTAGACTCCTGCCGTTTGCTGGCTGGTCATCACATTTTAATGTATGACATTTTAATTCTTGAAAAACTACTTGGGTGGAAACCTAAGTCTAGTCAAAAGCTAGTAGACACTATGGTTATGTCCCAAGTCCTTAACTATAAACGTTTTGGATTTGGGCATAGCCTCAAAGTTTGGGGTGACTTTTTTGGTTATCCAAAAGTAGAACACAATAACTGGTCTCAGTATAGCCCTGAGATGCGTAACCGTTGTGTAGTAGATGTTAAGTTAAACGTTAAAGTTTATAACTACCTACTAGCAGAGTTGAACTCTCGTAAAAACAAAGAGACTTTAAAACTAGGAATAAAAGTAGAACATGGAACTTCCCGCTTTGTGGGGCGTTCTGTCCTTCATGGTTGGCCTTTTGATGTTGTAAAAGCAAAAGAGGTTAGAAACCAACTAGAAGAAAAGATGAGGCTAATTGAGCAAACTATTAACCCTAAGTTAAAAACTAAGTTAACTCAGCTAGATCGTGACCCTGAGTTTAAGTCTCCTGCTTGGATTAAAACAGGAAACTATGCAGTAAGAACTGCTGGTTGGTTTGAGATAGATCCTGCTAGAGGTCAAGAAGAAGATCGTCCTGTGTGGGGAGACTACTGTAGAGTAGAGCTAGTACAACCAGATATCGGTTCTATGGAGTCAGTCAAGACTCTTCTTTATGAACTAGGTTGGGAGCCTGACGAATGGAACTATGTCAAAGATGGTAAAGGAGCACTAGTTAAGTCTAGTCCTAAGTTGACTGAAGCTTCTCTTGAACCACTAGGCGAAGTAGGGGCAATGATTAACGAGTTCTATACTCTTCGCTCTAGACACTCTATTCTTAAAACTTGGATGGAAGAAAACTTAACAGACCAAAATAAAATTCATGGTGACTGTTTTGTTATTGGAACACCTACTGCTCGTTCTAGGCATGCTGTAATTGCTAACATTCCGTCAGCAGATGCTACCTTTGGCCCTGAGATACGTTCTTTGTTCTCGAGTAGACCCGGCTACGTTATTGTTGGAGCTGACTCTAAGGGTAACCAAAACCGTGCTCTTGCACACTATCTAAATAACGCTGCTTATACAGAAGCAATTTGTACAGGTGACATCCATGATTTCAACCGAAAGATTCTTGAGTCTATTGTAGGTCCTATGGGCCCAGACGGAAGAAAACGTGCTAAGGCTTTCTTTTACGCACTGATTTTCGCAGGTGGAGCAGGCAAACTTGCCTTGATCGTTACAGGTCGTCGAGATACTACGATTGGTCAAAAGATTAAGGATGAGTTCCTAAAGAAAATTCCGGGATTGAATGAGCTAGTTACTAAGCTAGAAAAGATGTTTGAAGCTACTCAGTCTAAAACTGGAAAAGGTTATATTATGGCTTTAGACGGTCGTCCTATCTTCATGGAAGGCAAGCGACTAGCTCTGAACTATCTACTACAGTCTTTTGAGAAGATTACTGTTGCTGCAGCTGTAACTCAGTTGCAAGAAGAGTTAGATGAAGGAGGCTTTGACTGGCAACCTTTGATTGTATACCATGACGAGTTGCAGTTCGAAGTAAGAGAAGATCAGGCCGAAGCAGCAAAAGAGCTAGCTATCAAAGCCTTTAAAGAAGCACCTAAACAATTTGGAGCTGTCATCATGGATGGTTCCGCAGCTATTGGAAAGAATTGGTATGAGACACATTGATGCTGAATTGCTTATTATTAGAGATTCAGCTATGATTGGTAAGAGTATGGTAGGTTGTATCTACAATGACAAGGCTGCTCGTTTCCAAGATGGAACGTTAGTCACTACCAGCAAGGTTAACTCAATTGAAATCACAAAAGAAGGGGCGTTTGTTACTACTATGAATACGGTTTACAAGCTTGTCTAAGTATGGTATGAGTCAAGAAGAGTATACTCTCTTCAAAGAAGAAGCACAGTATGACCCTCCTGAAAACTGGGTAACTTATGCTTGGGTAGAAGTACTCGCAGACGGTCCTGAAACAAAAAACTTCCCTAACGACAAAGTAGCACAAGCTTACTTTTCTGCAATCCAAGAAACAGACTACTATAAAGTATAGAGGATAACTAATGGCTTATAATACACTACGTACACCGTTCCAAGGTAAAGATGGTCGTTTAAACCTTGATAAAGGTATTTTGACTCTTTATAGTAAATATAAAATCGATAGTTACAATGTCAAAGTAACTCTAGACTTACCTGTAGTCCGAGCGTTTTTAACTAAAGCCTATTCTGACGGAAAAAATCCACGCTACATTTTGCGACATATAACTCACAAAAACAAATTTACTTGGAGTCATACAGGACTAGATCGTTGGGACATTTGGAACGATCGTCGCTACAGTCTGTCGGCTAATACTAAACACACAGAAGATGTTCTCTTAGCAATGGTACGTGCAAATGTCAAGTAAAGTTACTTATAATGAGTCCTACTCAAAGAAAGAGTATGAAAAAGAACTAGACAAGTCTTTAAAGTTGGGGTGTATTGAACATGCACTCCTTTTTTACCATTTTGACAAGTACTGTAAGCTACAAGGTAAAGAGTTTATTTCTGATGAAAAATACTTTGATCTTTGTGACTTCCTTGCAGACAACCTAGACTTGCTACCTAGAGAGCTACAACAGTATGTAGTGCTGCAAGATGTAATGTTGTATGACTGTAAGCTAGAGATTGAGCTTGACGCTGATAAGTTTACTAAAGGTAAACACCTAGTCATTGGTATCGGTAACTTGATGGCTAAGCTAGAAGCTCGTATTCCGATCGACTTTAGTTTGGAGGTAGTAGAAGAACTTGATAGCGTTAATTGATGGTGATGTACTACTTCACGCTACTCTTTGGGAAACCACCAATGAGAAAGATGCTCTGATTAAGCTTCATAAAAACATTGAAGATTACACTGACTACGCTTACTGTAATGAGTCGATCATTGCAGTAGGTCCTCCTGATGGTAAAAACTATCGTGACGACTTGTACTCTGACTACAAACAAACTGCTATGCGAGTTAAAGGCAGAGGAGAACGACCTGAACACTTTAAAAAAGTTAAAGAGTATCTCTATGGCCTAGATAACGTAGTAGTAGCAGACAACATTGAAGCAGATGACTTGCTAGGTATTCTTAGTCAGCAACTAGGTAACCAGTCTGTTATTGTAACTGTAGACAAGGATATGGATCAGCTAGAGGGCATACACTATAACCCTAAGCTACATAGGGAAAGGTACTATATTGTAAACCAACAACAAGCAGACTTGTTCTTTTTGAAGCAGTTGTTGATGGGTGATAGTATGGATAAAATCCCAGGGTTACCTAAGTATGGACCTATCAAGGCAGAGACTATTATTTCTTCTGTCGGTACTGTTAAAGAAGCTGCTAACCTTGTGTTAGATAGCTACTTTCTAGTTTATGGAGAAGAGTGGGAGAACTATTTTATTGCTAATGGAAAGTTGCTTTGGTTACAGCGTAAAGATTACGATTGGTTCACTCTAGAAAAGTTTAAGGAAAAGTTCCTAAATGATCGTGCTTGAGTTCAAGTTAAACAATGGATCGTATGCTAGTGTTACTAGACAAAAGGATACAGACTCAAAAGCTGTAAGTTATAAAGTAGAGTTGTGGGACCTTAACAGGTTTTACCACTCTAAAACTTTTAACAACTTTGAAAAAGCGGAGTTGTATTATTGGAAAAAATTAGTAGAGGAATTACTATGACTAAACAAAAGGTGAATGAGTAGTACAGGCCATTGGTATAGCGCAGGTTTAGAACTAGAACCTGAAGTCGCTGTAGGCTTCGTGTACTTAATAGTCGATACTGAAACAAAACAAAAGTATATTGGAAAAAAGAACTTTTCTGGTAGAGGTAAACTTAACAAAGGAAAAGAGAGTAATTGGAAAACTTACTCTAGCTCTAGCACTTATTTACAAAAGTTGATCAAGGAAAAAGGAGAAGATAAATTCGCCTTTATTATCTTAGAACAGTACTACACTGTTGGTGGACTAAGTTTTGCAGAAACTTGGAGTCAAGTTGTCTCTGAGACTCCCAGTAAGAATGAGGAGTATATGAATCGTTTTATTGACAAAGTTACGTGGAAAGTAACAGAACCAGTTACTGAACGACACAAAAAAAGACTAAAGTATTACACAAGGAAATACAGTTATGAGGTTAACTAATTACTTCTTACAACAAATTAAAAGTAAGCTGTTTGATCAGGAGTCTTTTCCTCGACAGGATAACGAAGTAGTAGGTATTAGTGTAGGTGATCTTCGTAAGCTAGTCAACACAATTGAGTTCTCAACTAAGGAGCCTTACAATGCCGATAAGTACAGTAAAGGTCTATACGAGACAACTTCTCTTATCGAACAAGGATAAGTTCTTTGTCTTTGGAGACAACCTAGTTCGTAGAGGTCTAGGTGGCCAAGCTAATGTCTGCAGGGGTCATCCTAACACTATAGGTATAGTCACAAAGAGATTTCCTAACAACTACTTTGGTTCTTTCTATTATGAAAGAAACTATGACGAATGGTTAAGAGATTCTGCTTCAGGTTTTCATGCAGTAGAACACGAGTTGAAAAAGAAGGTTACTATTGTGTGGCCTGCTGACGGTATTGGGACAGGTCTAGCTGAGCTGCCTAAAAATGCACCTAGTATTCATAGACACATTGAAGAATTTTTAAAAAGAATGAAGGAGACTTATGGGGAAGACATTACACCGTAACCAACCATGCCTGCGTTGTGCCTCTAGCGATGCTGTTCAAATTTATGAAGAAGGCCCATCGCACTGCTTCTCGTGTAAATCATCTTATGATTACCAAAAAGAGTATGCCAAGAAAAATGGCAAAGAAGAGTTAATCTATAAGACAGACAACTATAGACGCAATCATTTTAAAAAAGAAATTAGTCTTGACGATGTGTTTGCTCTCCCATCAAGAGGTATTGCTGAACGACTTATTACAAAGAAAGTTAGTGAGTTTTTCAATGTAAAGTCGTCTTACGATGACAAAGGAAACATTGATCGCTACTACTTCCCTTTCAGTAACCTAGACGGTACTTCTACAGTAGGCTACAAAACTAAGAATCCAAAAGATAAAGCAGACACGTACTCTATCGGAGAGGCTAAAAACCTCTTCGGTATTGAACACTTTATGAATGGAGGTAAACGAATTGTTATCACAGAGGGAGAAGAAGATGCCCTAGCAGTAGCTCAAACCTCTCTTCAGAAGTATGGTTCTATCTATCCTGTTTGTTCTATGGGAGGAGTTAACCAAACTAACTACCTTTTGAAAAATAGAGACTTACTTCGAAAGTTTAATGAGATTGTTATTTGGTTCGACGCAGACGATCAAGGCCAAAAAGCGTCGAAAGAGGCTGCTAAGATTCTTGGAGCAGACAAAGTAAAGATTGTCAAGGCTAATGAGAAGGATGCCTGCGACACTCTGAAGGTTTATGGCTCAGAAGAAGGGACTAAGAAAGCTTGGAACTACATTTGGGATGCTAAGCCTTACAGTCCTTCAGGTATTATCGCTGGTGACGAGACTTGGGATAGATACAACGAGTTTAAGAACCTAGAGTTTGTTCCTTGGCCTCCTTTCCTGTCTCGATTAAACGAGTTGACTCATGGTAGAGCCTTGAGTACTATTACAATGATCGCAGCAGGAACTTCTGTTGGTAAAAGTACAATGCTTCGTGAAGATATCTTTCACCTTCTAAGCACTACTACTGAGAAGATTGGTTGTATCTTTCTTGAGGAAGACGTTGGAGAAACTGTTGGAGGTATTATGGGGTTGTATCTTAACAAACGGTTAGGGTTACCCGGAGTAGAGACAACAGAAGAAGAAGAACGAAAAGCTTGGGAAGCAACTATTGGTCAGCCTAACCGAGTTGTGCTACTAGATCATCAAGGGTCAGTCTCAGACAATGGGCTGATCGACAAGATTGAGTACATGGCTCTCAACGGTTGTAAGTACATCTACCTAGACCATATCACTATTGCTGTATCGGAGACAGAAGATGGTAACATTAACGCTGCAATCGATCGGTTCATGTCCGATCTACTTAAGATCGTTAAACGTCACAACGTTTGGGTCGGAGTTGTATCACATCTTCGAAAAGTTAAGTCGGGGGAAGACTCATTTGAGTCGGGTGCTCCAATTAGTGAAGATGACCTTAAAGGCTCAGGATCACTTAAACAAATCTCGTTTCAAACAATTGCTATCTCAAGGAACAAACTGGCTGAAAATGAAGTGGTTCGAAATCGTAGCCAAATCTTCCTACTTAAAGACCGGAAAACTGGTAACACAGGTCCAGCAGGTGCGTATCGATTTAACTCTGCTACAGGTCGTTTGGAAGAAGTTAAGAAAAAAGATGAGGACGACTTTGAGCTTATTACAGTAGGAGCACCACAATGACAACTATTGAAACACTACAAGTATTTGACATCGAAGCTACCTTAGACCTAGCTGAAGAGTTTAACAAACTCTATGCTGCCTCTAAGAAGTTTAATCGAAGAAAACTAAGGTCTATCCTAGAGGCATCTCTAGTTTATGATAAAAACTTCTTTTGTTGTGTTATGAAAGAAGAAACTAAAGTAGTAGGCTTATTAATTGGTTTAGCAAATGAAGGGCTATACTTTGATGATGTTCTTGCTTCTGAGCTAGGCTGGTATGTACAGGTACCCTATCGTGGAGTACAAAGCCTAGAAATGTTAACTAAGTTTGAGACTTGGGCTAAAGAGAAAGCTAAAGCTAACTTTGTAGTTATGAGTTATACTGTCAACATGAGTAAGCTAGATAAACTCTATGAAAAGCTAGGTTACGAAGTTGCTGAATTTTCCTACAAAAAAGAGTTACCCTAATGAAACCTTGTAGTTGGATTTTCTATGACATTCTAATAGCTAGTGGAGACTACATCTATAGATGTAAGACTTGTGATTACAAGCTAAGACTAAAACCTTTTGAATTACCCCCAACTCTTTCAGTCATGAACAGGTGTTATAAAGATGAAAGTTTATGAACTAGTTACTTTTACTAACCCACTTGATTTTTCAGAACAATCAAGGCAAGTAAAATTTGGACTTTTTAAAACACCCGAAGCTGCCGAAACCAGATACCTGAAATTAATTTCAGAGGATAAAGACTGGTTTTATAGATATAAAAAAGAATACCAAATTAGAGGTTTAAAAGTACATGAATAAAAAACAATACTATCTTCTAAAGCTAGCAGAAGAAGCAACAGAGTTGGCTCAGGTAGCTATTAAGTGTGCTCAGTTTGGGCTAGATGAAGTTCACCCTAACACGCTAGAAAAAAACTACGAAGCTCTAAACAAAGAGTGGAATGATGTTCTTGCCTGTGCTATTCTTGTTGAAGGGGAAGATGAACGTTTTGAGTATGACGGTAATGGAGACTTGCTTGACATGAAGTTTGTTAAGGTAGAAAAGTATCGAAAAATTTCTATCGAAAATGGTTGTAGTCATGAGTAAACTGTACATCGCAGTACTTGATGACTTTCCTGACTATATGACACCAACATTAGTTGCTCATTCTATACTAGGTGCTCATCTAGCAATGTCTCACTTAAAGGACTATGATGATTGGATTGATTTCTCTTTTAAAAAATGTGTAGTGCGAGTAAACCAGAAAGAATTTGATAAGATTGCAGCATTACCTGATGTTTATCTGGGTCATGAAAATACTACACTAGAAGGACGAAAAGCTTGTGCTGTAGTCTGTCCTCGGACTGAGACACCTAATGTACTAAAATTTGCAAAGCTATGGAGTCCAAAGCATGACATTAAGAGTTAGAATCAGTATTGTCCCTTTCGGAGATGAAACAAGAGAACGAGAGATTCATCAAATCAATATTTCAAATTTAGGAGAAGCAAACAACAAAGAATGTAACTATGGGGTAGAGCTAGACAAATATAAATCTGGCAACTATTTAAGTCGAGTAACTCATGTCAGAGAACAAGGAGCTATTACTTTGGTTTATAAAGTATTGAAAAGGATTTTAGAACTTGGGGCATAATATCTGGGTTACTTCAGATACTCACTTTTGTCATGATAACATTATTAAGTATAGTGGTAGACCTTTCCCTAACACTACTATTATGAACGAGTATTTAGTTGAAAAGTGGAACTCTGTAGTACGACCCGGTGATAAAGTCTATCATCTTGGTGATGTAGCTATGGGTGCTAACCATCGTGAAGAGTTACCTAAACTTATGGCTAAACTACACGGGTCTAAACGATTGATTGTGGGAAACCACGACGATATTGCTTGGTTAGCTCAAGGTGCTTGGTTTCAAAAAGTAATGCTGTGGCGAGTATTTACTGAGTGGAACCTGCTGTTGACCCATGTGCCTGTTCATGAGTCTTCTATTCATGAGCGAATTGTAGTGGCAGGAGGAGTAAATGTTCATGGACATATCCACAACCATGACAGCCCTGAAGGGCCTTACTTCAATGCTTGCTTAGAGAGGAATGACTATACTCCAATTAACATCGAGGATATTCTTGCTAAGTATAGACAACTTCAAGCTGACAAAGACTAATAAAAACATGCTAGTGCCGTGGTATCTTATCACGGCCTATGCTTACTACATACTCGACGAGACTCTTATTGAAGACCATGAGTTTGACTCTATGGCTAAGACACTATTATCCGAGTATGAAACAGTTGAACATAGACATAAGCATTTGATAACTAAAGAAAATTTAGAAGCTGGTACCTTACTACTTGCAGAAGACGACTACCCAACTATAGCAAAAACAGTTGCAATAGAACTAGTGAGAGGAAAAGAACTTGCTAAATAATCTTTGGAAAGGTAATGTTTGGGATACAGTAGCTGAGTCGCTGTCCCTAGACAGGACTTATGTCAAAAGACAATTTTACACAGGAGTTTATGATCGAATCAGAACTAAAGAACAAGAAACGATTGTGTTAGCTGTGTTGAAGTTGTATTCACCTCTTAGCTATAAAGCAGACAAAAGTAATAATAAGAAACGACGAGGAAACTATGGAGTGGGGTACGTACTTTGATTATAAAGAAGGAAAATTATTTTGGAAAGTTGAAAAAGGAATAAAAGCAAAAGTAGGGCAAGAAGCTGGCTACACTAGCAATACTGGTTACTTAATACTTCAGTTTAACTACAAAAGTTACATGGTTCATAGAGTTATTTACGAACTGTTAAAAGGAAATATACCAAAAGGCTATTTTATAGATCACATCGATAGAAATAAATCAAATAATAAAATAGAAAATCTCAGGTTAGTAACGCCAAAACAAAATTGTTACAATAGTGATGCTAGACCTAATAATAAGTTAGGAACTAAAGGTGTCCATTATCACAAAAATAAAAATAAATATCAAGCTCAAATCAAAGATAACGGCGTTGCTATATACCTAGGGCAGTTTGATACTCCTGAAGAAGCAAAAGAAGCATACGAGAAAGCAGCAAAAAGACTGCACGGAGAATTTTATAATGGGCCTTTTTGAGCGTCAAATATCACGGAAACCTAATAACTACCCAGAAACACAAAAATTCATTGATGCTATGTGGTCAGGCTTTTGGACAAGCAATGAATTTTCATTTAAGTCCGATTATTCTCAATTTCAAACTCAACTAACAAAAGAGGAAAAAGAAGTAGTTGTTAAAGCGCTATCTGCTATTGGACAAATTGAAGTAGCAGTAAAAAGCTTCTGGGCGCAGTTAGGTGATCACTTACCTCATCCAGCAATCAAAGATCTTGGCTATGTAATGGCTAACTCTGAGGTTATTCACAACATTGCCTATGAGAAACTCTTAACTGTTCTTGGGCTAGAATCAGTTTTTGAAGAAAATCTTAAAAAAGAAGTAGTAGCTAACCGAGTAAAATACTTACAGAAGTATCTCGAGAAGAAGTACAAGGACGATAAGAAGCAATATGTGTATGCTATCTGCTTGTTTACCTTGTTTGTTGAGAATGTTTCTCTATTCAGTCAGTTTTACATTATGATGCACTTTAATCGTTTTGATAACGTATTGAAAGATGTAGCACAACAAATTCAGTACACAAGAAACGAAGAGATGCTACACGCTCAAGTGGGTATTTTTCTTATTAACAAACTAAAAGAAGAGTATCCTGAGTTGTTTGACGAAGAGTTAAAACAAAGAATTAAACAAGAATGCCAAGCAGCTTTTGAAGCTGAGTCTAAAGTTATCGACTGGATTCTTCAAGGTTACACTGGCAAACACCTTTCGGAGTCTATTCTAAAAGCCTATATTAAACATCGACTTAACGACTCTATGACACAAATTGACTTTCCAAGGCTAGAAGAGTCAGAAGAAGATAAAGAACTACTTAAACAAACTTATTGGATGGATGAAGAAAGTCTTGGTGGTAACATGACCGACTTTTTTCACAAACGTCCAGTAGAATACAGCAAGAACAATCAAAGTTTTGATCTAGAGGATATATTTAAATAATGCGGAAACCTTGGTACTGGGTAACAGAAGACACAGTAAACTTTATGTCTAAAGGAGGTAGCTATCTTCGTAATGACGAAACAGTTCAAGAACGAGTAGGTAATATTGCAGAACGTTTTGCTGTTATTACTAACAAGATGCTTTTAGAGCGAGACTACAAGTTTGTAGATGAGCTAGAGCACAAATTCTATGACTACATGTCTCGTGGCTTCTACAGTCTAGCTAGCCCTGTTTGGTCAAACTTTGGTCGTGATGGGCTACCTATTAGTTGTAATAACGTCTATGTCCCTGATGACATGGGTGGTATTCTACAAAAAGTAGCTGAAGTAGGAATGCAAACAAAACATGGAGCAGGTACTAGCGGTTATCTTGGTCATCTTCGTCCTCGTGGGACTCCTATTGTCTCTGGTGGTTCAGCTGATGGTCCAGTACATTTTGTGGAGATGTTTCAAACGCACACAAGTGTCATTTCACAAGGAACAACACGACGCGGTGCGTGGGCAGGATACTTAGATGTCGAACACCCAGACATTCTCGAGTGGCTATCAATGCGGGAAGAAGGATCTCCGATTCAGGACGTTTCGCTAGGAGTCTGTATTACAGACGCTTGGATGGAAACCATGCTTGCAGGAGATAAAGAAAAACGTAAAGTATGGGGAGCTATTATTCGTAAGCGTTATGCTTCTGGCTATCCTTATATCTTCTGGACAGACACTGTAAATAACGCAGCCCCAGAGGTTTATAAGGCTCTAGGGCGTAAAATTTATTCTAGCAACCTTTGTTCAGAGATTGCTCTTTCCAGTAATGAAGAAGAGTCTTTTGTCTGTGACTTGTCGTCGATGAACATGTTAACTTGGGAAGACTGGAAGGATACAGATGCAGTTGAAGTCTTGGCTTTTTTCCTTGATGCAGTCATGGAAGAATATATTGAAAAAACATCACGCATTAAGTTCATGGAAGCTTCTCGTAACTTCGCTATTCAACAACGTGCTCTCGGTATTGGTACTCTTGGGTATCATAGTCTACTTCAGTCAAAGCTGATTGCTTTTGAGTCGGAAGAAGCAAGGGCACTTAACCAGTCTATTCATCAGTTTATTAGCCTTCGATCCTTAGAAGCTTCAAAGAAGATGGCTAAGTTGTT